CCTTGGGGGTCAGGAACAGCTTGAAGCGCTCGCTGCCGCCGTCGCCGCGCAGGCCGCGGATGTACTCTTCCTTGGCGTACGCCTTGAGCTTGACGATCATCTCCCAGGAGGGGGTGTCCGCCGCCGTGACGTCGGAGGTCGCACCGTTCACTTCCAGCTCGCCGGTCGTGCCGTTCCAGCGCAGCTTGCGCGCCGAGGTCGGGGCCGAGACGTCCGCCGCGAACTCGAGGTTCGGGAGGTCCGACCCTACGCGGGTGCGGCCGTCGTTGTGGAACGAGTAGGCCACACCGGACAGGGTGAGGAACGCCATCTGGTCCCAGCGGTCCGCCAGCCAGTAGGCCAGCACGTCGCGCGATGTCTCGCGGAACTTGACGATGGACTTCTGGTCGGCCATGCGGCCTTCCGAGGTGTTCGCGTTGCGCAGCTGGTCGACGCGGATGACCTTGTCGAACGCCTTGATCTGCTCTTCGTTGTTCTCGAGCTGGCGGTCGCCGGCGACACCGTCACCTTCCAGGTCGGGCACCAGCGTCATGACGGCGCGCGCGCCCTTCTCGGACTTCGTGAGCTCGGTGATGTGCTGGATCATCGCGTTCGGGCCTTCGCCCAGGAACTTGTTGATGAACGAGACGTTGCGCGCGTACTTCCAGAGGTCGCGGGACCATACGGTCTTCTGCTCGTCTGTGAGGCGCGTGAAATTGGTTGTGGTCATCTGTAACCTCGTTGGTCGAAATGAGTTTCTTCCCTCATGTCGCAGAGGCTGCGATGTGCGGCGTCAGGTGCCGGTTCCCGAAGCTCTGTCGCGGCTTCGATGCGAGATACCACTCTAGCACAGTCTTACCGAAATGTCAAACGCCCGGCTTGGCCTTGGACTCCGTCTCGAACAGCTGCATCGGCACCGGGATCAGGCCCATGCCAATGTCCGGCGACACGGCGATGACGGTGCCGGACTCGTGCAGGGTCCAGCAGGCGGCGTACTCTTTGCCCGTATGTGTGATCTTGGCGCGCTTCATGGTCTCAGCCACGACCTGCGGCGCCCCGTTCATCATGAGGACGGCGGGCGCGTCGGCCACGTCACACGGCTCGTCGTAGATGCGAAGCTGGGTGCTGGCCGAGTCGGTGTACACGCGGGGCTCGCCGGCCAGCGCGGCGGCGATGGGGGCCAGGAACAGCAGGACGGCGAGCAGGAGCCTTTTCATTTGCGGTACCTCTTCGGTGGAACTGGGGCGAAGCTGCGCATGCCGTCCGCGGGCGCCTTTTTCTTCTGCTTGGGCAGGTATCCTGCCGGGTTTCCCTTGGGCATGGCAGCCTCCTAGAACGGCTCGTAGATCAGGACGGACAGGTCGGTGGCGACCGACAGGTGGATCGTCAGGCCGGCGGGGAACACCATGCCGTCGAAGTCCTTCCCGGCCTGGGTCAGGCCGATGGCCGACACGCTGACCGCGGCGGAGCCGGCGGCCGTGGCCGAGTTGCGCAGGGTGATCGTGCCGGTCGTGGTCAGGTCGGGGCGCAGGCCCCACACGCGACAGCGCTTGTCGCTGACCACCTGCTCGGTGGTCACGGCGCCGGTGCGGAAGTAGGTCTTCATACCGTGTCACCTCTCATGCGGGCCAGGTCGTCCTTGCTCAGCTTGGCGAAGTCCGTGTCGGTCATCTTGCCGACGTTGGACGCGTCGAGCGCCCCGCCCTTCTTGTCGCTGGCCTTGCCGGACTTGTCGGTGTTGGGCGGCTGCTTGCCCTTCGCGGCGATGCCGGCCTTGATGGCCTCCTCCTTGCGCTTCGCGGCGGCCTCGGCGGCCTTCTGCTTCTCCTCGGGGGTCGCGCCCTCGTCGACCTCGTCCTCGCCCTCCTTGGCCTTGCCCTTCACCTCGGCAGGCGCGGTCTTGAAGACGTACTTCGCGGCCTTCTTCAGGGCGTCGGTCGAGCCCATTCCCGTGGCCTCGTAGGCGCCCTTCAGCTCGGTCAGCTCGGCCACGAGCTCCTCGTCGTACGAGTCGTCGTCCGGGTTCATGGCCGGGTACTGGGTCTCCAGCAGGGCCACCTGGGCGTCGTAGCGCACGCGCTCGACGGCCACGGCGGTGGCGTAGGACGCCCTCGCCTCGGCGTTGGCGTCGGCCAGCGCGGTGGTCTTGGCGCGGATCTCCGCGCGGATGGACTTCTTGGCGGCGGCGTCGCCGTCGGCGATGGCCTGGTCCAGCTTCTCCTCCAGCTCCGCGATCTCCTTCTCGACCACGGCCGGGTCGAGCCCGGTGTCCTTGCTCTTCAGCTTGGCCTCGAGCCCCCTCGCGCGCTCCTCGGCCTTGGTGGCCCGGTCGCGCTCCTTCTTCACCGCCTCGTCGAAGCGGGCCTTCGGGATGCCCTTGTCCTTGGCGGCAGCGGCGGCCGCAGCCTCCTCGGCCTCCCGGGCTACCTTCGCCTCGGCGGTCTCGCCCGCGTCGTCGTCGCCAGCGCCGTCCCCGCGGTCGACGATCTCTTCCTCGACGATGGGTTCGCTGCCGTCCTCGGTGTCCAGTGCCATGCGGTGCTCCTAGGTTGAGTTGTCGAACTATATCACTTCTGTGCGGCCGCTGCAGGCTTGGCGCCGCCCGCGGGCGGGTTCTTGGCCTGCTTGGCCATCATGATCGTGTTCAGCTTGGCCGCGCGCACCTTCTCGGCGGCCAGCATGCGCGCGGTCTCGGCCTTCAGCTTGGCGTCCTCCTGCGCGATCTGCATCTTCAGCGCGTGCTCCTCGCGCATGTGGGTCATCTCCTGCTCGTGCTTCTGCTGGTCGCGCATCATCTCGGCGTCCTGCCCGCCGGCGTTCGACTGCACCTCGGCCAGGTCCTTGGCGGCCTTGGCGCGGGCGTGCAGCGCCTTCGCCTCGGTCTCGGACGCGTCGGCCTTCAGGTTGGCGACCTCCAGCTGGCGCCCCAGCAGGTCGGACTTCTCGCGGATCTGCGACGCCTCGGAGTTCGCCTCGGCCTCCATGGCCTTGACGATCTCGGACTTCTTCACCAGGTTGCTGTTCTCGATCAGGAACCGGTCGGGGATGGCGATGCCCAGCTCGCGCATGGCCACGCCCTGCTCGAACTGGCTCTCCTCCAGGGTGCGCTTGGCGGACTGGCTGACCACCACCACGCTGTACTCGCCCAGCGACAGGTCGTGCAGCACCTCCCCCGAGCCCGGCTGGGGCATGTTGATCTCGACCGTCTCCATCTCCCCGGTCAGGTCGTCCTTCGTGATGTTCAGGATGCGCGGGTCGGTGTAGTACATCTGGACGATGTCCAGGATGGCGCGCGCCAGCATCCAGTCGGTGCGGACCAGGTTGTCCAGGGCCGGGCGCAGGGGCACGTCGGCGCTCTGCTTCTTCTCGCCGATCGCCTTGCCGGACACGTCGGCGCGGTCCAGGCCCATGACGGAGTCGCCGCGGCCCGAGATCGACTTGATGAAGTTCTCGGCCTTGAAGCTGATCCGGTCCAGGCCCTGCGGGATGGCGTTGGGGGTGATCTTGACGATGTCCTTCTCGGGGTCGCCCTGGGTCTCGAGGACCAGGCCCGTCTTGGCGCCCACCTCCTCCAGCTCCTCCATCGTGAGGTTCAGCAGGGCGCCGGAGCGCACCTTCCAGCCGGAGTTGGCCATGGTGTTCACCACGTGCAGCTCCTGGCTGATGGTCTTGTTGAGCAGCTCCTGCGGGTCCAGCAGGCCCTCGATCAGGCCGACCGTGCGGCCGTAGCGGAACACCGGGAAGTACGGCACCACGGTGAAGTGCTTGTAAGGGCTCCAGTCGTCGTGCAGCACGAAGTCGTCGGCGGTGACCGTCCAGCGGATGCGCTTTACGGCCTCCTCGGAGACCACCAGGTTCGGGTTCCCGGCCAGCATCTCCTCGGCCTGCTCGTCGGTCCAGCCCTCGGGGACGTCGCGCTTCATGCCCGTGCGGGTGTCCACGAAGACCCTCTGGCGCTTCATGACGCGGTGCTGGCGCTCGATCACGCGGATGTTCCGCAGCATCGGGCGCATCTCCTCGGTGACGTTCTCGGCGAACACCAGGCTGCCGCCGAAGCGGTCCCGACCGGTGTCGATGGAGTCGTAGCCGAAGGCGAAGGACGAGTCGGTGCGGTGGCGCAGCATCTCGGCGTCCTTCTTGTTGTACAGGATGGCGATGTCGTCGGCCGTCATCCAGGACGTGACGATGACGTCGTTCCACTTGTCGGGGTCGTAGTCCGACGCGTCGGGGTCGGGCATGACGTTGCGGGGGTTGAGCTTGGTGACGGCGACGTCACCCGCCAGGTTCTCGGAGAAGTCGAGGCGGACGTCGTAGTAGCCCCGAGACGTCACGGAGCCGTCGGCGAAGACCTCGGTGCGGACCCAGTCCAGCTGGTTCGCGTCGCTGATGAACCGGAACAGCTTGGTGTGCAGCTGGGCGTTCTCGGTGGAGGCGCCGGTCCGCGGGCGGAAGCTGATCTCGTTCCGGGTCTCGATCTGCTCGCCGGTCACGCTGGCGAGGGTGATCAGGACCTTGTTGATGGTGACGTACGGGCGCTTAGCGGCGCGGAGCGCCGAGGTGTCGGCGTCGTCCCACTGGTCGCCAGCGACGAAGCGCTCGCAGCGCTCCGCCTTGTGGACGAAGTTCATGTGCCCCGTGTCGCGCGCATATACGTAGCGGAGAAAATTTTCTCGCGCCAGTTGTGGATTAAGAGGCATGCACTTCCCTCGCGGGCGGATTCGCCAGATAGCTGTCCAGCCGGCGCCCCAGTTCTCCGGGAGCCAAACCTACTTTCTTCGCATGGCCCTCGGTCGCGTTGCAATAGATGCAGAGCAGACCGCGGGGCTCTTTTGTGCCGTGATCGTGATCTGCGCAACGTCGTTCTCCGCCAAACGGACGTAGACACACAGCGCACGCGTCACTTTGCCAGTTTACCAGACTTTTGTACAGAGAGTCACTCATACCCGTGCGTCGCAGGCGACCAACCGCGGCTACCCGATCTTTGTTCCGGGCGCGCCACGCTTTTTGGATCTGCCGCTGCTTTTTCGGATTCTTATTGTACTTGGCCCGGCGATCCGCGTTGAATTCCTCTCGGTGCGCGTCGCGCCACGCCTTTAGGCGGCGCCGAGTTTTTTCCAGGTAGGTCGCCCAGACCTCGGGCGTGCAGTCTGCTTTGCGCATGTCCCCATTATACCACGGTTTGGCGTTATTGCTCCCGAGCGAGCAGGGGGTTCAGCGGCATTTTTTCAATATATCACGTGGGTATGAAGTAGGTCGAGCCGTTGCCCGTGATCGTGGTGCCGGACACGCCAAAAAGGGTGTCCAGCTCCGCGGCGGTGAAGAACAGGAAGTCCTCTTCGCCGGGGCCAGTCCATAGTACCAGCCTCTCGGGGGCATCCAAAGTGATGCCCGAGTTCGGCCCGCCCAGGTCCTGCGGCGTGAACGCGCCGATGCCGGGTATATCGATCGTCCCGCCCTGGACCTCGATAGCGAAGTCTGGGGGCGGCGGGGCGGGCAGGTCGTACATCTCCTTCCAGTCCGGGAAGAACGCGGCGCTGACTGGCGTTACGTCCGGGCCCAGGCTGTAGTCCCCGTACATGGTCTTGACCACGGAGTCGGCGTCGCCGATCGTGTTCGCCACCACGGTGTGATAGTCGCCGTACGTGGCGCGCAGCGCGTCCCGGATCGGGTCCCACAGGGCGGCGAGCGCCGCCTGGTCCTCATCCTCCGCGGCCTGGATAAGAGCCGCCCGGACCGACGTGTAGGTGGCAGCGATGCCGTCCAGGACAGCCAGGAGTTGTACGCGCAGCGCGGTCCTTCCGGCCCACGTGCTGCCGCCGCTCGCGAGGGAGTCGAAGGCCCCCCGCCAGGACTCGCTGAACAGGATCGATCCGAGCTCGCTGTCCTCTCCGTACAGGTCCTCGGGGAGCTCGGCGCCGGCGACCATGGCGTCGTACAGGGCCGCGGCGGTCGGACCGTTGGCGCCGTCGACGGAGTGCAGCTGCACGCTAAGCTGCAGGCAGTGAGGGTCGATGGCGTGCAGTAGCAGGAACTTGGCGTCGGCCCAGGACACCGGCAGGAGCGGCGGGTCCTCGCCCTCGGCCCGCTCCGCGGGGATTACGGCCACGGAGTACCACTGTGGCTTATCCTGGAAGCTGGGAAACGACGGGCGTCGGTCGGGGACGAACGCGTTCTCCCCCCAGTTGCCGTGGTCGGCCTCCCGGGGCGCAATATGTGGCAGCGGGGCGCGAAACATACGAAATACTATGTGGTCGGTCCGTTCGTTGGTGGTGAACACCACGATGTTTTGTGTCCCGGAGCGGACGGTCCACATGGGTCCGCCGTTCACCCGCTCCAGCTCCTGTCCATCGCCCTGTCCAAGCCTGGGCCACGTCGACACGATGCCAAGCGGCTGCGGCACGGCGGCGGGCGAGGGCAGCATAGCGTACTCGAACACCAGCGCCCCGTCCACGTACACCTGGTCGAACGTGCCGTCGGGAGCGGATGGGTGCTGCCTGTTCCTGCGAATTATGACGCGCCCGCCGAGCATCTCCAGGAACGCGACGGGGTCGCCGGGCTGAAAGAATACACCAAATGTGAAGTCTTCGACCTCGCTATATACCACGCCTAGCGTCGGGTGGTCTATGTGGCGGGTCAGAGTTCCAAACGCGCCGCCGGAGCCCGTGAACGCGGTACCGGCGTCGGCCTTGGCGACTAGGGCCACCCGGCCGGCGTGGTCTAGCCACTCCGTGGCGGTGGCCGCCTGCACGTGCGTAGTCCCGTTGTTCACATTAGGCGAGTTAAAAACCGAGATGAAAGTGGAGTCGTCCAGCGCCTGGGCCGGGTACGTCTCGGCCACCGCCAGGGTC